ACCTGCATTACCAAGAGATGAAGCTGTATTGTCTAATTGTACGTAACCGTATCTAGACATAAAGCTTACTACTGGTTCGAATGTAGTTGGATCAATTACAACGCCAGAAGACATTAATGGAATGTACGGACAATAAAACGCCGCCGCATCCACTTCACCTGGACCTTTGTAACCAACTAATGCTGGTGTTGAATCTGGAGCATATGAATTAACGTATACTCTCATCGCACCGTTCAAAGTACCAACCATTTTAGTATTAGTTGGAGCTTCAAAAGTACCTTCAGTTGTTCTTGCGAAAGCTGAAGTTGTCGCTGATTGAAGAACCGTTAAAGCGTGTGGTGATAATACACACCAGTTACCTGCGCCTCTTCTTGTTCTTTGAGCAATTCTATTAGCTTCTCTGTTAATCATAGTGGCGAATGCCGCGTGTTCATCACCCACGAAAGTCGCTGTACCTGTAGCCGCCGACTGGTCGTATGCACCACCTTGGCCTGCTAATGATTCTAGAGAGAATAGAACTTCTTGATCAATCTCTGCTGTTATTTCTTGTGCAAGAGCGGCCATAATTTCCGCTTCAACATCTAAACCGTGCATCGCGTTAGCGTCTTGCGATGATTCAAATGTCCATCTTGCTGATAGTTTTCTTGTTTTAGCTTCTACAGTTTGTTTTAGAATTTGAATAGATAATTTATTACCTGGTCTACCTTCTAAAGTTGATGTACTTGCACCTGTATCAGTAGTTGTTCCTGCTGAACCGTCTGCGTTATCTGTAGATGAATAGCCTCTAGCTATTGCAAATGGTGATAATGCTTCTGCACCTGCTGTTACACCTTGATCTGTTTCTGCGTATCTTACTCTTAATGTGTGGATTTGACCTACTGGACCGGTCATCGGTTGTACACCGATAATCTCGTTCGCTATTACTGTAGGCATAACCCGTCTAATTACTGGTAATACCACTTTGTTAAGTGCGGCAACGTTGCCGGCACCTGTTGCACCTGCTGAAGCGGCCTCTGCCAAATATTTCTGTGTGTTTTCCAACACAGCTGACATAGTGTCTTTCTTTTGGCCTTTAAGACCTTCCAACAAAGCTGTTTTAGTATTATCCCAATTTTCAGTTATCATTTTATCTGACATTGTTTTAACTCCTTAACCCTGCTAGTCGTTTAATATTAACGATATCGTTGTTTGTATTGTCTGAGCCGTGCTCAGTTTCTCTATCACCAGTATGCTCAGTGATGATAACTTTACCATCATCAGCAAGTGGCGCCGCTGTTTCGTTTAACACAGCTGGTAGATATTTTTCAAATTGCTTTCTTAAGTTAGCAGTTTGAACTGACTCTAATAGCTCAGTCATTACTTGACGCTTGTTTTTAGCTAATGGACCAACAAGTTCGTTGAGAGTTTTCTCTCTAGAAACTTTGTCTTCTGCTATTTTAACTTTAGTTTCCATAGCTTTAACTTCGTCTTTGTTTTTTGAAAGTGCCGCTTCTGCTTTCACAGTTGCTTCTTTCTCATTTGTAAGTTGTGACTGCAACTTACGAATTTCTCCACCTTCTGAAAGGTAAGAACTCATATATTCACCTGCAAATGATTCAAACACTTTTCTTCCAAAGTCATTTTCTTTAGCAACTTTGATATCGTCTTTAAGTGTTTTCATTTCATTTTTAAGTGTAGAACTAACTGTTTTCTCGACAATGTCTGATGCTCTTTTAACAAACGCCGCTTTAGTATCTTCGATAATTTTCTTACCTTCTGATACCAATTTAACTTTTGTTTCAACAACATCTTTTTTGTCTTCGCTAAATTCAGTTAACTCATTGGAGAGTTGTCTGACTACAAACTCTTCTAAGTTTGCAAATTGACCTTTAAGTGCATCTCTATCGCCTTGTAACTCTTTTACTTCTTTTACAAGAACGTCAGATACAAATTTCTCTAACATTTTAGAATGTTTAGCAAAACTATTTTTAAGTGCTACTCTTTCAGCAACAACTTTAGCTTTATCTTCAGCAAATTCAGAAACTTCTTTCTTCATTACTTCTGAGATCATAGTATTCATAGCTTCCACTACGTTTGCTTTATCATTTGTATAACGTTGAGCAAATTCTTCTCTTAATTCTGCAGAGATGTCCTCACGAGCCTCAGACAGCTTATTCTCCCAAGCTTCTTGGACTTTTGTTTTGATATCTTCAGACAAACCGTCTGTACCAAAGATTTCCATAATATCTGCCATCTGATTCTCCTACTTCTTGTTTAGCTCTTCTATTAATTTAGTTATAGAATCAGCCAAATGCTTTTGTGCTCTAGGATCGTACATCGCTGAACGACCTAAACCATAAAGTTTTTGACCACCACGCATATTCCATAAGCCTTCATAAATTGCTTTTGGATAAGCGTCCGGAGCCGACGGTTGGGCTACAATGTCAACAGTGATAATTTCAAATCCTTCAACCTCACCGCTTTCATTAACATTCCCAGATCCTCTAGAACTTACTCCTAATTTAACACCACTTTCAGATAAGGTAGTTACTATCTTACCCATTGGTGTTGGCATTATTTTAAGTTTACCTAGGCCATTTGGACCATCCATCCACATATCAGTAATCATATGACTAACTCTGTCTAGATTTACTGTTAAGTTTTCTGGGTGATCCGCTTCACCTAAAACACTATAACCCGAATTTAATCTTTCTTTGATATTAGCTACCGCAGAAGAGATTTCGTTAATAGGATAAACTCTTTGATTTTGATTCTTCACACCACCTTGAATAAAAACACCTTTCATAAAAAGGTCTTTTTTTGCACCGTCTTTACCTTCGTGCAATACTTCCATACCTGCTTGGTCGAAAGTCAAAGCTTCTGTAATCAATTGAACCATAAATCTATCTCCTTATTAGTGAGCTTATTTGCTCGCTACCGGTGACTTTGCAGACGCATCTGATCCGTCTTTACTGTCAGCCTTTACTTCTTTAACTG